TGGATTTAATTAGAGATTGGAAAATAAATGAAAAGAAACTTTAAAATATGGGCAGTCTCTGAAGGTCCTTTCAGTGTAGAGGAATTACTCTATGATGAGGGTTATGAGTTTGATATTCCTGATGAGGGTGAGTATCTTGTTGTATGTAAAGTAGAAGAAGATAAAAAGATTAGAGAAGAAGAGTTTTGGTTTTCAGAGAAAGAAGATGCCTACAAGTTTAAAAATTTTGTTGATAGTAAGATGGAAGCTATTGAAGTTGTTGATGATGGTAATACTTCTTATGATTACTCAGGCAAAATGTGTTGACTTTTAGTGTGATTGGAGTATAACTATGGGTTTACGATTTGAAATAGTTTTAACTGTAGAGGTTGATGAAGATTCCAACTTTCTTGAGGTTAGTGAAGATAGCACACTAGAAGTTATTAAAGAAAAAATATCAGATTGTGTATATGATTTAGATGATTTAGAAATAGTAGAAGTAGATGTTACAAGGAGAATAGATTGAACTACAACATGAGACAATACAGTAAAGAAGTAGAGAAGCTTATCATTACTGAACCAAAGAACAGACTAATAGAAAATGTTTTAGGTTTAGGAGAAGAAGCAGGTGAGGTTCAGGGTAAAGTAAAAAAGCTAGTTAGAGATAAAACATTTTCTAAATCAGACATTGTAAAAGAATTAGGTGACTGTCTCTTTTATGTCACAGCTATAGCAAACTATCTAGGCTCTAACTTACAGGAAGTTGCAAACATCAATCTCAATAAACTGCACGACAGACAAAAGAGAAACAAACTACAAGGTTCAGGAGATGATAGATGAATAATGCTTTACCTACAGATTATCAAAACTTTATTGCCACCTCTCGTTATGCACGTTGGTTGGAAGAAGAAGGAAGAAGAGAAACGTGGACTGAAACAGTAACACGTTATGTAGACTACATGGCAGACAAGACAGGTCTTGACAAGAAGACTACAGACGAGATCTGGAATGCTATCTACACTCTTGACGTTATGCCATCCATGAGAGCCTTGATGACTGCAGGACCTGCATTAGACAGAGATAATACTGCAGGATATAACTGCTCCTATCTCCCTGTCAATGATCCTAAATCTTTTGATGAAGCTATGTACATACTGTTGTGTGGCACAGGTGTAGGCTTCTCTGTTGAGAGACAATACATAGATAAACTTCCAGAGATACCAGAAAGATTATTCAAAAGTCAGACAACGATTGTTGTTAGAGACAGCAAGGAAGGTTGGGCAAAGGCATTCAGAATGTTAGTTGCACTATTGTATGCAGGTGAAGTTCCTGACTATGATGTTAACATGATCAGACCTGCAGGTGCTAGACTAAAAACATTTGGTGGTAGAGCATCAGGACCTGCTCCTCTTGTTGATTTGTTTAAGTTCACAATCAATATGTTCAAAGGTGCTACAGGCAGAAAACTTAATAGCTATGAGTGCCACAGTATCATGTGTAAGATAGGTGAGATTGTAGTAGTAGGTGGTGTACGTAGATCTGCCATGATCTCTCTCAGTAACCTTTCTGACATACGTATGCGTCATGCGAAGACAGGACAGTGGTGGGAAACTGCACCACACATGGCACTATCTAATAACTCTGTAGCTTATACAGACAAGCCTGATTCAGAAACATTCTTACGAGAGTGGACTTCGTTGGTAGAATCAAAGTCAGGTGAGAGAGGTATCTTCAACAGGGTATCTGCACAGAAGCAAGCATCTAAAAATGGAAGAAGAAATCCAGACTATGAGTTTGGCACTAATCCCTGTAGTGAGATTATCCTTAGACCTCATCAGTTCTGTAACTTAACTGAAGTTGTAGTCAAAGAACATGACACAGATGAAGACCTAGATCGTAAAGTCAGACTAGCTACTATCTTAGGCACTGCACAAGCTACTCTTACTGCCTTCCCCTATCTAAGAAAGATATGGAAAAGTAACACACAGGAAGAAAGGTTACTTGGTGTAAGTCTTACAGGTATCATGGACAACATACATACAAATTGTTTTCTTGTGAACATGAGAGAAAGACTTACAAGATTAAAGCAGATAGCTATAGATACAAACAAAAAGTATGCTAAAAAGTTTGGTATAGAAGAGAGTACAGCTATTACCTGTGTTAAACCATCAGGCACAGTATCACAGCTATGTGATTCAGCAAGTGGTATTCATGCTAGACACAGTAGATACTACATTAGAACAGTCAGGGGAGATAACAAAGATCCACTTACAAAGTTTATGATAGATCAGGGTGTTCCAAGTGAACCCTGTGTGATGAAACCTGACACAACAACTGTATTTAGTTTTCCAATGATGTCACCTTCAGGTTCTAGACTTAGAAATGATCTGTCTGCTATTGAACAGTTAGAGATCTGGTTGATCTATCAAGAGCATTGGTGTGAGCATAAACCTTCTATCACTGTTACAGTTAAAGAAGAAGAGTGGCTTGACGTTGGAGCATTTGTGTTTAAACATTTTGATAAAATGTCAGGTGTGTCTTTTTTACCACACTCAGATCATGTTTATCAGCAAGCACCTTATCAGGAGTGTACAGAAGATGAGTATGATGCTATGCTTCTTAAAATGAAAACTAGAATTGATTGGTCTAAGCTACGAGATTATGAGTCAGTTGATAATACTGCAGGTAGTCAGACAATGGCTTGTAGTGGAGATAGCTGTGAGATCGTAGATATAGGAGCTTAACATGACTGCTATCTACCCAAAAGAAATTTGCACTATGTGTGGCAACTATTTAGATGACGATATGAAATGCTATGAATGTGAGGATTGTAATATAGAACATTCAACAGAAGATACTTTTGATATAGGAGATACAGTGACAGTAACATCAGATACCACATTTGACCACACAAAGTTTACAGGTGAGTATGATCCTGTGAATAAACCACCTCACTACACTCTTAATGGTGGACTAGAATGCATTGACTACATGAGACAGGTTTTAGGACTACAGGGTTTCATAGATTACTGTCATGGTAATGTTATTAAGTATCAACACAGGTATAACTATAAAGGAAAACCTGTACAAGATATGGAAAAGGCACAATACTATTTGAACAAAATGGTAGATGCCTTGAAGGAGAAACATAAGTGAGATACAAAAAGCTAGAACAAGAGGCTAGAAACTTTAACAAGCTACGTATGATTAAGACCAACAGTAACGACAAAGTTCTTACGACAAGAAGGTTTCTAGCAGGTCAGGCACTGTCTGGTATCATAGCCAGAAGTCCTAGTTGGTCTAATAAAAAAGATGTAGTGAGAGAAGCTTATGAGTGGGCAGATAAGATGTTAGAAGAGGGTTAGACCTACTTTAAATCACCAAAGAATATATCATCATAACTTTTAAGTAGAGATTGTATTTTTAGTAAAGTAGGTAGTGAGTTTTCTTCTTTTAAAAGATCTTCTAGTTCCCCATCAATACCTAAAAAATCCATAATTCTATTAACTTTATTTTTGTCTTTATTGTCAAGAACTCTTAAAATATTTATGGATCTAGGCATACCTTTTTCTAAAACATCCATCATATTTTTTCTAGTATCTTCTTTCATTCTTCTAAGTATTTCCTGCTTTTTTTCAAGAGGTAACTTAAAATAATCAGGATTGTTACGTAAGTATTTAATAGCAGATGACTCAAAAAAAGGTGATGCTATATTTTTCATTTTATTTCTTATACTTTCTGGTGCATCAATTCTTCCAAGAGCCTCCCAATAAGGTTTACCTGCAGCATTCATCATTTGCTCTACAATATTAGGTGATGATAAACCCCTAACACCTAATATTTGTTTTCCCACATCAGGCGTAAATTGTTCACCCCTAGTAGCAGTAGCTTTTTGTGGAAGATCATCCGTATCACCAAATATATTATTCATATAACGCATCATTTGACCTTGTATACCTGCTCCCTCTTTTAAATTAGGGTTCATATTTTTATCAGAAACTAAACCTACTATTTGATTAATAGGATCTAAAGGTCTAGTAACACCTTGAACAATTCTATTACCAGTGCCACCTAACATATCTATGAAAGGTTTAAAATTACCTTCAAGAATTTCATTTGATGCATAAACAATACTTTGTCCAACTCTATCTAAATCTCTAACTGATTGTGCTCCAATTTGAACAGCTAATTCTCTTAGTAAATCTGAGGGTATTTCAGATCTATTAGTTATTATTTTTCTAACATCATCACTATCTCCCATAGCGTGAGCCGCTATTTGAGACAGCAATCTCATAGTAGATACAGGCCAATCATATCTGGCATCAGTAATAGACCCATCTTCTTTTAAGTCTTGATTATAGGAAAGGTTATTTTTTATCCTATCTTTAGCACCACCACCTGTTCCACCTAATTCTGAAATAACATCAGCACTATAAATACCTAAATAAATAGTTGCCCAACCTGCAGCCCATTTACCAACTGCTTCTGCTCCTTCTCTAGTAGCAAAATCTAATTCATCTCCAGTAAGTTTTCTTATACCAAATCTAAAAGCATTAACTCCAGTTAAGTCTGCCATTGTAGCAACAGTTGTATTTAAAAAACTACCAAAAGGAACGACAAAACCTAAAGGACTTCTATTTGTTGCTACCTCTATACCTTTTGCCCAAGTTCTAGCTGCATATAAACCCTCTTTTCCGGGCAGAGTTGACCAATTTACAGACGCTGTTTCTCTTTGTGTTCTAAATAGAGCTTTTTCTAATACCATTTCTTTAAATCTATCAGACGCCATTTCTAAAGCAACATCAGGTCTGTTATAAAAAACTTCTGGTGATACACCATACTCACGCATAATAGCTTGATTTGTGTTTGTTCCAAATGCCCAACGCTTTGTCAAGTCATCTTGTAATCTAACAAGTGTTAATGTCTGTGCTCCTTTTGTCACACTGTCTGCTGTTTTCCATAACATTCTCTCTGGTGCTACTGTTTTATCTAGATTAAAAACCTCCATAGATTCTCTAACACCACCATCACCAGAAACATCTCTGAATAATCTTGTATTAAAATCTGGATTCAACTCTAAGACTTTATCTGCATAACTCATAGGTAGATCTGGTGAAATCGCATCAGCAAATCTTCTACCTACTCCTGCTAATGAGCCATAAGCTCTATTAATATAAACTTCAGCTTTATCAACATCACCATTTACATACTTGTAAAACTTACTTTGACCAAAATTAATAGCACTAGTTGCCAAATCTGCAGCTGAATTAAGAGAGACTAAAGCTGTAAAACCTTTTATGTTTGCACCAGTGGTTGATAAATGAGATGTTAAAAGTCTTTTATAAGTGGACATAATAAACTGCCCTCTTCTAGGATCTTCCTCCTTTAATCCTATACCTAAAACATTTTTGGCTTTCTCTACTGCACCTTTAGGATAAATATATTTTAAGTCTTTTAGTTTAAAATTCTTAACAGATTCTGTACCATCTTTTTTATTAACAAATAAAACATCTGCAGTGTTACCTTTAATAGCTTGTATTGTTCCTATATTACCTCTGTCTGTAGGAGAAACCTTACTACCTATTGTTATACCTTTTTCTTGCTCTTTTTTAATAGAAGTTAATAACTCAAGTGCATCTAGTCTAGTGTGTTTATCATTTTTATTAGGCTTCATTCTGTCTAAGTTTGAAATAATTTGTAAGCTTACACCTGCTTCTTTTGTTTGTTTTACAAGTTGTGATTCTAAACTAGCAGGTGTTACTTTATCACTTCCAACTGTTTTACCATCTTTACTTATAAACTTTAATTTATATTTTGAATCTTTTTCAAACTTTTTTACAACCTTTCTTACTTGTTTTGTTGATAAAAAATTTATAGAGTTAGCATAAACTGCTGTTTTATTACCGTACTTTTCTATCATGGAATCATGCACAACAAAACCTGCTTCTTTTAAAACCTGTCCATAACCTTTTGTACCATCTTCAGGATTACCTTTAAAAAAATATGTGAAAAAAGCATTCATAACCTCACTGTCTGTAAACTCTTCACCACGTTCTCTTATCCTACCATCAGCTACATCTTTTAATTCTGCCCATATTAAAAAGTTTTTTGTATTACCTTTTATTGTTCCAAAATTTTCATCAACAGCATCAACAATTATATCTTTTTGAACTCTTTCTTTAAGCAGTTTTTCTGCCTCTTCTACCCCTAGTTTTAAAGAGTTTTCATCAAATTCTTTGTAAGATAGAAATTGAGGAGCAAGATCACTTTTTCTAAATTCTCTAGCTGTAGCACCTAAAGCAGTAAGTGTAGGTATAACTACCATGCCACCTAAAGCAGTCAAACCTGTTTGCATTTTACTATATTCTTCTTGAACACCCACATTTATAAGTTGCATCTGATAACCTACATCTACACCTGCAGTTAGAGAGGCATCTGCAATGGCAAAAGGTACAGCCTTTTTAACAGATTCACCAATAGCTTTAATAGCTGAAGTTTTAGTTAAACCTTTCTTAATACCATCTTTATAAGCATTAATCATTAAAGAACGAGCAACTGCACCACCTGCTTTAGTTGCACCAAAACCTAAAACTTTGCCTAAACCTAAAGATAAAATAGTTGTAGGATCAAAAAGAGCAGCTTTTACATAATCAAAAGTAGCATCACCCATTTCTGACCAAGAACCCTCACCTGTAAAAGCATTAGTCATACCTTCACCAAAAAGATAATAACCTGCACCAACTTTCATCTTTGTGTCATCATCAGAGTTTAAACCATAAGCTAATTCATTAGCTGTGGTTACTGTTTGACCACCTGCAAAAGATCTTTGATAATTCTGCCAGATCTCAAAAACTTTTTCTTTATCCATACTTCGGTAATCTCTACCACTTAGACCACCAACATCTCCACCTGCTAGACCAGTAGCAGTTCTTCTAGCTTTTGTTAAAGCTCCTCCGGGAGTATACCTAGCTTCTAAACTAGATATTACAACCTCCATAAGACGATCATCAGCAAGTATATCCTCCTTTGTAAGAGATTGAGGACCTCCATATTCTTCAAATATTTCATCTAGGTTTACATAAGAAGAATTATCTTCACCTACTGGAATTAAATTAGGTGAAGTAGTAGGTAAATCAAACTGAATTTTATCTGTTTGAATAGGTGTGTCAAACTGAACATTTTCATTATTTTGAGAAACACTTATTGGTGTATCAAACTGTATTTGTTGCATTTAAATTAACCTACATTTGCTCAATAAAATTTTTTAATAAATCTTGACCAGTGGCACTATTCCAATATTCTTCATCAAAACCTATTGGCAGTGGTCTACCTGTTTGTTCATTTAAAACAATCTCTCCTTCACGCAATAAACCAAACTCCCCTAATTGACTTGCAACTTGTCCGTTTGGAACAGTAATTATTTTTTTAGAAGCGTTTAAAACAGCAGGATTTATAGGTGCATCCATAAAATTTGGATAGTAATCCATCAATTTTTTTAAATAAGATATACTATAAAGACCTGCTAAATCAAAAACATCATCTCTTTTGTAGTTTTCTATGGCTGTCTCAATTTCAACTTTCTTTTGAGATAACCAAATTTTCGTTGCTATTGAAATAGGATCTGTCAATTTATCCATATTACCTAATTGATTAACTATATTTGTAAGATCTGATTTTGCTCTAGTTAAATTTTCACTTAAAGCTCGTTTTTCAATTTTATCTAAATCTTCTAAACTAGGTTTTTCTGTTAATGTAAATGCTGCATCTGAAAAAGTTGCAGATCCGGGAGTTACTAAAGATTGATTTAGTTGTTCTAATTCAGTATCATCTAGCACTACTTTAAATCTTTTTTGTAGTTTATCTATGTCAATATCAAATACACTTGGATCAGAAAATGTAGCAGTTTTTTCTATGGTATCTATTATATATTCAGGAATTTTTTGAATAGTTTTATTATTTTTCTTTGAAGCTTTTAAAACCTCTTGTGTATTATTTAATAATGTGTCAACAACAGAAGAGTTTTTAGTAGCTAATACTTTGGCTATAAAATTATCACTGTAACCTTGATCTTTTAAAAACTCTATCTTGTCATCAGTAATATTACTACCCACTGCATCTTTTCTACTTACAACACTTTCCAAACCCCCAAAAAAACTAAAGAGTTTCTCTTTTCTTCTTTGCTTTAATTCATCTTCCTGCATCTCTAGTTTTTTAGAAGCTAAAACATTTTGATCTCTTCTAGTAAAAAAATCATCTAAACCTTTAAAACCCATCTTACACTCTCCTTGCCATTAAACCTTGTTGAGGTTCTGTCTCTGCTTCGGCTAACATTAGATCTTCAACAACAGGCACTTCTGTTTTCTCTAAATTATCTTCTTCAGTTTCTTTAGGTTTTTTAAAACCTTTATCTTTCAAAAATCTTTTACCTCTTTCAACATCTCTCGCATAAGCTAAAGCTCTCTTTTCTTTTTCTAATTCAAAACCCTCTTTAAAGTCAACACCTGCTCTTAAAGCAATACCTTTAACAAACTCATGTATAACTGGAGCAATAATTAAACTAACATCAATAGAGTGTATACCCTCCATTACAGCACTTCTTAAAATACCTTCAACAAGAGTTTGAATATCCAAACCTTCTTCTATAAAAAATACTATGTCCTCTGCAACACCATCTTTTTGTAGGTTTTCAATGTGTATATCTAAAGCCTCCATAGGATCAGATACCTCTGGTGGTCTTTCAAAAGGAGCTTCTTTAGGTGGTCTTGTTAAAGACTCTCCCGGAATAGGTCTCTCAAACTGCATTATGTATTTCCTTCTTTAAATTTTCTGGCATTCTCTCTTCTCTTTTTTAAGTTAGCTGTTTCTTTTGCAGGTCTTAAAAATGTTTTTGTAAAAATATCAGCAGCTTGTTCAGGACTTTGAGCCTTGTCTAGTTTTTCAATAACCCTTCCTTCTGATGTATTCCTAAGTTCATAAAACATGAAGTCTCTAAAAGCGTCATAACTTTTTGGATCATGGCCCTTGTCTTGAGAAAAGGCTATAAAAGCATCTTTTCTTGCACCTATTTTTACCAGACCTGCATAGTCTCTGTCTCTTATAAGTTCTTTTCTTTTAGCATCATCAATGCCAAGCATATTAGTATATTGAGCAGCAGAAATTCCCGGACCTTTTATTTCTTTGAAACGAGTAAAACTTAAAGATTCATAATCTAAACTACCAATAATACCTGCAATTTGATCATCATTTAAACCAAACTCTGTAAGATCACTAGCTAAATTACTGGCAAATTTTTCTGGTGTTATATCGGTGTATCCAGTTTTAGAATCTCTTTCTGTTTTAGAAATTTTAGATGACTTTATTCTACCTTTAGCCATATCTTTAGTTTCAATATAATCTAAATTCATCTTTCTTACATTTTTAAATAGGTCATAAACAGGATTTTCCTGAATAAAACTTTGTTCAGTTAAAGCTCTAGTCTTTGCTAATCTAGATTTAGAACCTAAACCCTTCATAAAATCCATATCAGATTTACCTTTTTCTACTGACTCAGAAGGAGAAAGTTCTCCATCATGTAAACCTATCATTTTTTTCAAAGATTCAATATACATACTACCATATCCTATTTTACATATTATTAAAAAACAAACAATAATTAATAAAAGACGAAACAAAACAATAAACCAAATTACTCTGCTGCTTCATCAGAGCCACCAAAGAAAGATCCAAATAACCCTGTGTCACCACTTATTCCACTACCAAATAAAAATCTTCCTATTAAAGAAGTTTTAGCATTATCCTCTTCTGCATCTAACTTCAATTTTAAACCTTGTAGATCTTTATCAGCTACTAGTAAATTCATAATTCTATTCATAGCATTCTCAGAAGATGTCATAGCAAAACTCATTATGTCTCTTTCTCTCTGCCATATTATATCAAGTGCTTTATTAGTCAAACCATTAACGTCTTTTGCAAATTGAAAGTTTGATTCATTAGCCGAGGCATTGTTAATTGTTGTTGCATCCTGTCTCCACTTTGCATTAGCTTGAGCTATTGTTGCAGACATACCTGCATTAAATTTTTCTCTTAGGTCTTGAATTTCAGCATTAAATTTTTGAATTGCATTAACTTCACCTGCATTAAATTGTTTCATAGCATTTGTTTGAGCACTATTAAACTGACTCATTGTAGATTGTAATGTTGCAAAGAATTGTTCTACTTGATTGTCACTAGCGGCGTTAATCTGTGAAGTAACATTTTCAGCCGCTGCATCATTTAATATAGAGTTAGCTCTTGTTTGTGTTTTAAGTATTTCCATAGACTGTGAATTGCTTAGATTAGACATATCTACCTGTAAAAAGTTTTTAGCATTTTCAACAGAAGCTTGTTGTAAATTACTTAAACCTTCTAAATCTAAAGATGCAATAGCAGAAGCTTCAGCTAACACTAAGGCTTGACTATTTCCTAAGTTTGTTAAATCCATAGTCTGTGCTAATCTAGAATTTTCTAACGCAACATTCTGTTCAAAAGTAAAATTTGAATTAGCTATGTCTGAAATTTTAGTAGCATTTGCTACTTTAGCTGCTTGCTCTTGAGTAAACTCTAAATTTAAAAATGCAGATCTTTGTCTTGCTACTTCCAAAGCTATGTCTTTTTTGTTGCCAACTTCAAATTGAGCAATAGGTAAAGCAGCTCTCATTTGTGCATCTATAAGAGCTTGACCTGCCATGCTAGATGCACTTATACCTCTTCTAGCTAACTCTGCAGTTACTTGTCTTCTAGCTTCAAGAAAAGTAGGTGACACTTCTAAACGATCATAGGCTCTGTCAAGTTCTGGATAAATAGAAGGTGTTTGAAGTTTATTGATCAGCGTTTTTTCAACCCTGTCCATATCTACTGCACTACCTTCAATCGTTTCACCCTGCTGAGTAACTTCTCCTGTTACAGGATCAACAATTGTTTTTTCAAGTGTTCTTTTTGGTAAAACCCTCTCCATGATAGGATTACCATCATCATCAAACATAAGTTCTCCTGTCTCAGGATCAGCTTTTTGTCTAACTCCAACCTCTGTTGCTGTTCCTTGAGCAGCATCTAAACCAGAAATGTCTGAATCTGTCACCATAACTGGTTCTGTAATATCGTTGCCTTGATCATCTTTTAAAGGCTCACCTGTTTGAGGATCTCTCTTAATTCTTATAACAGGATTACCATCAGCATCTAATTTAACTCTTCTTTTTAATTGACCCTCTACATCTTGAGTAGGTTTATCTAAAGTTGCAGCTTTTGCTCCCTCAAACTTTGTAAGGTCAAACTTATATTTTTCAGCTAATTGCTCTGGTGTAAACTCCTCTAGTGTTGGAGATCCGGGAGCATACCTTACTCTTCCTTGAGCATCTGTATAACTCCTCAAACGACCCGGTTTTTCTTGTACAAAAACTCCTTTTTCTCTATCAAAAGTTAAATCAACACCTGATTTTGCTAAAGTATCTATTATACCTTGAGAATCAAAATCAAAGAGTTTATCTATATCCTCTTTAGTTTTTGTTGTACTAGCTTGAGCAGCTTTAAACTCTGGAGAAGACATAAAACTTTCTACATTTTTATAATCTACAACTTGATCTAAACTGTCTGTAAAATTTTCAGGTGGTATAAAACCTTCTGGAAGAGTGATACTTTGCTTGGTATCTTTATTATAATACCTTGTAGTTTTTCCACCAAGAACAAACGTGCCATCATTTATTTTAGCTTGAGTTTCTGCATCTGGTTTAAAACCTAATTCACTAGCTTTAGCAATTGTATCTTCTTTATTAATAGGTCTAATTTCTGTAAACTCTTTAAAAGTTTTATTACGGTTAAGAATATTCATTAGATCTTGAGGCTCGTATGCTTTATTAGCATCTGCTGTATCTAAAAATTTTCCTGTTTCTTCATCAAAACTAAATCTTGATACAGCCTCTTGACCACCCATTTCACCTAAGAAATTAGAAGCATCTTGATTTGTGAAAAACTTTGGTCCTGCTTCAGGCATATCAGCAGTTGTAACTGTTTCTATTTGAGCAGGTTGATCTACAATTGGAGCAACACCTAAAGCTTGACCTGTTGTTGCACCTAACATTGTACCTGTTTCGTCTGGATTAATATAATTAACAGGAGCAGCAGCAATTGCACCTGCAGGGTCCATTATAGCTTGAGCACTAAGATTACCTTGAGCTTGAGTAAGTTCATCTTCTGAAACAGGTTGTTCAGAAACAGTAAAATCTCCTGTGGTATCTGTAGGTGTAGTAGTATCTGTTGGTGTTTCTGTATTAGGTAAATCAACAGAGAAATCATCAACGTGAGGTCCGGGTTGTTCTGGAAATGTAGAAAATGCTGCATTTGTTTGTGCATCTACAGTTCTATCAGAAAAATCATCTACAGTTGTTGTTGGTATAGTAACACCACCACCATTAGAAAAAGATTTTAAAAGTTTACTATTTATAAAACCACCATCTTTAGCAACAAGTCCTGCTCTATCAATATCAATACGATCTGATGTAAGTATACGTTTAGATGTATCTTCATTAATTATACGATCTCCTTCTTTCCAATTGGCTTGTTGCATAAATTCCTCAACAGTAAGTCCAATAGAATTTAGATATGCTTGTGTTTCTTCTGCATAAGGTCCTGTGCCATATTTATAAACACCATCTAAAGGCCCTGCATAATATCCCGGAGGTAAAGCTTTGCCACCAAAATACATTTGAGGTTCACCATATTGAGGATTAACAGCAGTATCAGGTTGTAAGTTTACAGGATCATCAGGAACAGTGGGTGTAGTAGAACCATCAGGTAAAGCAGTATCTCCTTTTGGTGTTCTTAATAAATAAGAAGATGTTCCTGCTAAAGCTTGAAAATAACCTTGTGGAACAGGTTGAGATGGCATCCAACTACCATCTGATTGATAAACACCCATAATATAAGTCTGCATACCCTGTCTGTTTTGATAAAGTCTTTGTTCCATTTTACCAATAAGACCTGCAGCCTGTCTTTCTGCAAGTGTTTGAGGCTGTAAAAATTGATTTTGTAAATCTGCTCTTTCTTCAAACTGTTTAGATTGTCTTTCTGTAAGACCTTCATAGGTTGGTATTTCAACCTCTGTAGTTCCTTTACCACCATCTAACTTAGGTATTTTTATTTTAGGTAAAGTTGTAGGTTTTGTTGGTAAAGTTACTTTTCCATCAGGACTGAAGATAGCCTCTGCTCTTTTTTTCTCTTCTGGAGTAGGTTCAAAAGGGATAGCTTTAGGTGTTTCTGGAGCAGATCCAGTAGAGGGAGGAGTAGGTTTTGAAGGAGCAGGAGCTGTAGGAGTGGTAGTTGTAGGAGTTGTAGTAGTTGGCTGTGAAGTATCTTCATAAATAGCTTTACCACCTGTTATCAACCCTTGTCTGAAAGCCATACCTGCTGCACTATAAGAAAGTTTAGCCTCTGCACCATCAGGTGTCTGTATCATAACCTGACCATTATCATTTAAATAAATATTAGCACCTTGATCAACTAGTTGTTTAACCCTGTCTCCTCTACCACTAAGTATGCCACCCCCATAGTTTACTGCAGTTCTGTTTAAACTTCCCCAATCAGTCTTAACATTTCCATCAGCATCCCTATCTATTCCACTTTCTATTTTAGGATTTTGAAAAGTTGCAATTAAAGCTCTTTGTTGGTTATCAGTTAAATCTACTGTGTCTGTCTTTTTTAAATTAGAACCTAACGTGTGACCACCATAAACATTAGAAATTACGTTACCTTGAGAACCAATCTCAACTACATTACCTGCAGCACCATATTTTGTTGATGATCCATCTGAATATTCTGTAATGAGTGTTCCTGAATCATTAACATACCTTTTTGTTACTTGTTTTTCTCCTGACGGTGCTGATGTTTGTGGAGTTGAAGTAGTAGTAGTAGTAGGAGTTGAAGTAGTAGTAGTAGTAGGAGTTGAAGATTGAGGTGCTACACCTTCTACTTGTACACCTGATTTTGCAAAGGAATCTATTAAATTACTTGTAGCTTTTATTGCTCCAGTAACAGCAACATCATTTGAAGGTATTTCTCTTAACTTGTTATAATACTCTCCTAAACTTATTTTACCTGAATCTTGTTGAGATCTTAACTCCTCTACCCTATTACGTGCATCAGAAGTAGACATGGTAGTAGGAGTAGTAGGAGTAGTAGGAGTAGTCGTAGTAGTAGAAGGAGGAGGTATAGAAGTATCTATTTGACCTAATGTTGTAACGCCTTGTGCTTTAGCTTGTGCTTTTATTCTAGCATCTTCTTCAGGAGTTCCATAAGTGGTTGATTCAACAGGAGATATTGACTTTAACCTTTCAACAAACTGTTGTAAAGTTATATGACCTGAATCAAATGATCTTTTTAAAGCATTAAATTGTGCATTATAACCACCATTAGAAAAACCTGATCTTCTTTGTACAAATGCACCTTTGTTGGCTTTAAGTACAGATTTAGCTTTTGGATTATTCTTGACAAAAGTATCTATAGCTGTCCAACTAGGTTTAATAGGCTTACCATCTTTATCAGTGCCAACTTTAAAACCAAAAGCTTCAAGTCTTTTAGCAGCTTCTTTTGCTGTTATTTCTCTTTTTGCCATTTATTTAATCCTTACTTAATACTTTGTCTAGTTTGTCTTCTAATCTATGTAGTGCATCCATTACTTGACCAAGATCATCTCTAAGTTCTTTACGTGTGGCATACTCTTCTCTTGTCTTATTTAAAAGTATATCTATACGTTTTACTTCCTGTATAAGTCCTCTGAATGCCCATACAGCAGGAGCTATTACTAATGTTAAAATGATGTTCCAAAACATCCACATACTAATTTCCATCTACTACTCCTGAATTGATTTTAAATACCAGACAAGCCAACCAAAACCTATAATTGTACAAATTAAAAATAGTATAAATAAACCCTCTATACATCTATCTTTAAACTCTTGCTTTCTGTATAGTTGCTCTTGTCTAGCTTTTCTAATCTTACCTTCCATTGCAATCAATTCATCCCAAGCTTTGTGTCCATGCGAGAATTGAATGAAAGTTTTAAGCTCATATCTTTGTTCTTCTAGTTTCTTCTTAGCAGCAAATGCTTCAAGTGCTTCCTGCTCTATTGATCCAAAAACTTT